TGCCGGGCTTGCTGATGGAAACGCTCGAGGGCCAGACCGATGTTACCGTGGTCGCGCAGCTGGCCAATAAAATGCAGTACACGCTCACCGGCGGCACCTGCAAAGCCGGCCTGGAGAACCAGACCCGCGACGGCCAGGTGCGGGTTCGCTGGGAAGGCCTGGCCTGCCAGGAGATGTCGATCGCATGAGCGCCGAAGCCGTGCCGCTGCGCGAGGGCTTTGTCGTCAACGAGCCGCCGCCGCCGCAACCGCAGCCGCCGCTGCCGCCGCAAGTCACCATCGCGCCGCCGCCGCTCGAGCGCCCGCTCGACGAGCACGACGCGGTGCGCAAGGAGATTGCCGCCCGCCCCAACCCGTTTCCGCTCACCGTGCATCTGCTTTACAAGCCGATCACCAACAACAAGGGCGAGCAGATCAACAAGATCACGTTCCGCGAGCCGACCGCCCGCGACATCAACAACACCGGCAATCCGGCGCGGGTGCTGTGGAACGACGAGGTGGTCGTCGACGAGCTCAAGATGACCTGGATCATGGCGGCGCTCAGCGGCATCCTGCCGCCGCTGCTGATGGAGATGCACCCGCGCGACTGGAACAGCTGCGCGATGCGACTGCGTGATTTTTTTTTACACGACAATCGGGCCTGGTGACCACGCTCGACGACAGCATCATTCTCGATTGCTATCGCCTGGCCAAATTCTATTGCGTCGACCCGCGCAGTTTTCTCGACATGCCGATGAGCGAGGTAGGCTTGCACCTGGCGCGGACCGCCCAGGTGGTGCGCGAGCGGCGCGCGCGCGAACCGGAGGACGACTAGATGGCCGAGCAGGAGGAACTGCGGCTGACCGTCAGCCTGGTCGACAACGCGTCGGCCGGCATTACGCAGCTGCGCCAGCAGATCAGCCAGCTCGGCGGCGGCAGCACGGCCTCGCAGCTCGACAGCTTCAAGCGCAAGCAGGGCGAACTGAAGCAGCAGATCAACGAGATGACGCTGGCCGCCATCGGCGGCGAGAAGGCCATGCTCGGCTATATCGGCAAGTTCGGCCTGATCGGCGCCGCGGCGGTCACGACCATCGGCCGCCTGAAGGAAACCTCCGAAGGCCTCGACAGCATCAACCGGCAAGGCAGGTTGCTCAGCATTCCAGCAACCAACATTGCGAACATCGCCGAGCAGTTCCTGAAAGTCGGCGTGGCGACCAAAGACACCCAGGCTATGGTGGGCACCTTCGCGGAAAAGCTCACGGCCATGGGCCGCGCCGGCAGCAGCGAACGGGAGGCGCTGATCCGCCAGGCCGGGACGCAAGGCGCCGTCATGGAGGATTTGATCGCGCGCGCGGAGCGGGCGAAAGACTGGGAGGACAAACTCAATATTGTCATCGAGGGCGGCAACGAGATCCGCAAGAATCGCACAGAAATTCTCAAGGCCGCCGGCGAAAGCGAATCGCAGGCCTCGGCCGACGCCGCCGACGCGCAGGCGCAATACCTCCGGGCCTGGGGTCTCAGCGCCGATGCGGTCGAACGCCTGACCGGCAAGCTGACCAAGCAGACCGAGGAACAAAAAAGAGCAACGCAGGCAACGCTCGACCAGGCGGCAAAAGTCAAAGCGGCGTGGGACGAGCTCGGCTCTGCGGCCGATGAGGCCGGCAAGAAAATGCTGGACGCGTTCGGTCCGACCCTGACGTCGGTCCTGGGCAAGGTGCCGGGCTACATCGAGAGCATCACCAAGGCCAACGAGGGAGTCAAAACCAGCACCAAGGCGTTGCTCGATGATTTGCACAAGGGGGATTACAAACAACTTTTCAAGGACTTCGTATTCGGCACGCCGGGGCAGCAGCCTACGATGCGCACCGTGCCGGGCGCGGCCGGGGCCCCGCCGCGCTGGCTCAATCCGAATCAATCGTTCCAAGATCGCGCCGGCGGCATGTTCGGCGACGTCCCGCATCTGCAGCACGGCGGCATCGTCTCGCGCTCGACGCTCGCCATGATCGGCGAGGGCGGACCGGAGGCGGTCATTCCGCTGGGCAGCCTCGGCAAGGGCGGCGACGATCTATCCAAGGAAACCAAGCAGAACACCGAGCAGCTTAAGAGGCTCAACGACATGCTGCTGCGCCTCACCAGTCCGGCCGGCGTGCAGGGGGCGCCGATGGGAGCTCTGCCAGGCGCCGGCAATCTCGCGGCCGCCGCCGGCATTGGTGACATCGGCAAGGCGCTGGGCAGCGGCGGCATCGATCTGGGCGGTCTGCTGGGCGGTGGCGGCGGATTGCTGGGAGGTGCTGGCGGTCTTGGGGGCATGCTGGGCGGTTTGCTCGGCGGTGGCGGCGGCCTGGGCGGCGGCGCGGGCGGTGCCGGTCGCGGCGGCATGCTGGGCGGTGGCGGCCTTGGCGGCATCCGTCGCATCCTCGGGCCGGGCGGCGGCATGGGGGCGCTGCCGGGCTTAGGCGGTCCGGGCGGCGGCGGCGGCGGTGCTGGTGGTGGCCAGGGCGGTGGAGGTGGCGCTGGTGGTGGCGGCCCGGGCGGTGGTGCCGGCGCCGACCCTGATTGGTTTATCAACAAGGTCAAAAGTTTTGAAGGTTTCGAGGGCAAGGCAAAATGGGATTACAAACAATTTTCGAGCGGCTACGGAACAAAAGCCGGTTCTGCGGGCGAGCCGATTACGCGCGAGGAAGCCGACAAGCGGTTGCGGGAGGAGCTTGGCAAAGCCGGCGCCGCCGTCGACAAGATCAATCCGAATCTTGATCCGGGGACCAGGGCGGCATTGACCGACCTCGCGTTCAATGCTGGGCCAGGCGCGTTGAAGGGTATCAGGGGCGCGATCGCGAGCGGAGACACCGAAGCCATCAAAAAATGGTTGCCCGAGCATTACCGAACGGCGGGCGGCAAGCCAAACGCCGGTTTGATTGCTCGACGTTCAGCGGAAGCGGGCTGGGTCGGGAACCCAGCCTATGCAGGCACTGGCCAGCCTGGCGCGCCTGGCGGCGGTGGCGGCGGCGGCGCCGGGGCGCCGGGGGGCAATGAGACGACTTCCATTCCGTCGAAGTTCACGGCCGATCTGACAGCGATGACACTGGCCGGCGCCAGCCCGCACAATATCCATGACTACATGGCGACGCATGGCATCAATCTAAGCGTCGCGACTTGCGGACAATTCATGGCTTCCGTCGTCAAGGAGCACGGCGGCGTTCCGCCTAAAAGCCCGGAGGTGGCATCGAACTGGAACACGTTCGGCGGCGCGCAAGGCGCTGGATATTCCAGCGATCCAAACGCGATCAACATCGCCGTCAAGCAAGGCACCGGCATCGGCTCGACCGGATCGCATGTTACGGGAGCCGTGCCGATCTACGGGAAAGACGGCCAGATAACCGGATTCCGCGGTGTGGGGGTCAACCAAGGTAACCCGCAGGGCCCTGAACATGGGGCCGGTCGATATGGCCGCGATGTCATCACCAGCAAAAATCTTCCGATCGGCACCGGCCCAGGACAGTATCAAATTCGTCACCAGATCATCGAAGATCGCCGCACCGTCGATGCCGCTGCGGATCGCCCCGTCAAGGTGCAGGGCGAGGGCACACTCACCGCCAACATCAACGCGCCAAAGGGGACCGACGTCAACGTCGGCGGCCGCGGCCTTTTCCGCAAGATCCAGGTGAACCGGCAGAACCAGATGGCATCGGCGCAGCGCGGCCCGGTCGACCACGGGCGTTCGGCCAGCATGGGCGAGGAATAAATGTCGACGATCGTCGATATCCCAAACACGGTCTGGCGCGACCAGCTGCTGCCGGCGACCTTCGCCGGCCAGCAATTCCATTGCGAGGCCAACAGCCGCGAGGGCGGCCAGCGCCTGGTGGTGCACGAATTCCCGAAGCGCGATCTGCCCTACACCGAGGGCATGGGCCGGCGCGCCATGGAATTCACCATCCGGGGTTATTGCATTGTCTATCCGAAGGATACCGCGCTGCCGCTCTATCGGCGCGATTACCGCATCGCGCGCGACAACCTGGTGAACAAGCTCGACGGCGGCGAACCCGGCATGCTGCAGCTGCCGACGCAGGCGCCGATGTGGGTGCAGTGCGCGCGCTACCGGATGACCGAGGAAGAGCGGTTCGGCGGCTACTGCGTCCTCGACATGAGCTTCGTCGAGTACGGCAAGACCGTCAATGTGACGCCGAACGTGACCGCCGCGTTGCTGGCGACCGCGCTGTCGGTCAAGGATCGGGTGCAGGCGCTGCTCGAGGAGGGGCTGTGAACAAGCCGGACGCGACCGAAGCTATACCCTTGCTGCAACGGCTAGCGCAAAGGCTCGCGCGCTGCATTGCGCCGGCCGGTGTCAACGGCGCGCAGGCGCGCACCGCGCTCGGCGACCTCGTCGCCTATGCGCCCTCCTATCTGGCCACCGATACGCTCGGCGTGCCGCTTTCGAATTGCTTCGACCAGGTGCGTCAGGCCGGCGCGACGCAGCCGCAGATGGCCGACGTGCTGACGCAGACCGCGGCCGAGGCGCCGGTCACGCTCGGCGCCGTGCTGGTGCGCGATTGCAGCATCTATCTTTGCCTTGCGACGCAGGCGCAGATCATCACCGCGATGACCTTTGTCAGCCGCCAGGACGTGAGCGCGCTGCGCACACTCCTGCGCGCGCCGTTCGACGCCGCCGAGGAGCAGGCCGCCGACGCCATGGACCAGGCGAGCTATGCGGCGCTGATCGCGCTCGACGCCGCGGCCACCAACTTCCTGGTCAGCTCCGCGCGGCCGTTGCCGATGATGATCAACTATCAATTCGCGGTGCCGCTGCCGAGCCTGGTGATCGCCCATCGCCTGTACCAGGACGCCAGCCGCGCCGATCAGATCCGGGCCGAGAACAAGGTCGTGCACCCGGCGTTCTGCCCGCCGCTCGGCGTGGCGCTCTCGGCCTGAACCGCATGGTGGTCCGGGTCATCGATGCGCCGTCACCACCCGATCTGTCGGGACCACCGCTGCCGGTCGATGACACGCCGGTGCCCACGATCGAAAGCCGGTTCCCGGTATCGGAGCAGGCGATCCTCGACGTCCGCGGCCAGCTGTTCACCGACTGGGAATCGATCTGGCTGCAGGACGGATGGAATGAGTCGTTCGCCTATTTCCGTTTTATCGCCGCCGAGCGCATGCCGCTGCCCGCCGACTGGACGCTGCTGCAATTCAAGCCCGGCGACGAATGCACGATCTGGCTGGCCGGGCAGAAGTGTCTCACCGGCTACATCACCGATCGGCAGGTTTCCTACGACAAGCAACGCCACCAGGTGCAGCTGATCGGCAAGACGCGCACGCACTGGGGCTACAAATCGAGCGTCGACACGCCGACCGGCAGCTTCGACGGCCAGACGCTGTCGCAGGTGTTCCTGACCGTGATGGCGCCCTATCCGGGGCAGCCGAAGATCATCGGCACCGTCAACCCGATCCCGTTCGAGAAATTGCAGAACGAGCTCGGCGAGCTCACCTGGGATTTCCTCGAGCGGATCGCGCGCCCGCGCGGCGCCAACCTCGGCTCGGATCGGGACGGCAATTATCTGCTGATCGGCGACCATACCTTTGGCGTGACAGCGGAGCTCAAGGAGAGCATCAACATCAAGGCGTGCGAATGCCTGATCAGCCAGGACTATTTCATGATGCTGTTCGAATTGCGCGGGCAGACCGCGGGCAGCGACGAGAATTCCGGCTCGGCCACCAACGAGATGAAGTGCATCGTCAACAGCAAGGCCACCCTCTACAGCAAGCTGATCACGCCGGCCGAGCAGCCGGTCGCCACCCAGGGCGAGCTCTGCGATCGCGCCTACAACGAAGCCAAGTGGCACGAAGGCACCGAGATCACCGCCAACATCGTGGTCTACGGCTGGACCTATGACGGCAAGCACCTGTGGGCTCCGGGCGCCGACGTCTATGTCGACAGCCCGATGGCCATGCTCAACATGATCTTGAAAATCCGCCGCGTCACCTTCGAGCAGAATGACAACACCGGCACGCAGACGACGCTCGAGCTGGTCGCGCCCTGGATGCTCAACGATCATATCTTCAATGTCGGGCCCGGCGTGCCGCCGGCGCCGACCGCCAACCCGCAAGGCACGCCGCCGCCATCGCCAGAGAAATGACATGCACCGGGCTACGCCGCTCAATTCCAGCTTCCGAGGCTACACCGCCGGCGGCACCCGCTCGGCTGTCGACAAGGTCGACGACAGCAAGCTGATGCAGGAGATGGGCGGCAACTTCATGCACGGCGAAACCCGCAATGCGATCGAGTCGCCGCAGAACTACGGTTTCACCAGCGTGGTCATGGACGCCGACAGCACAGGAAGTGCGGAATGCATGATCTCGTTCATGGGCGGCAATCGTTCGTTCCCGGTCGCCGGGGCGATGGACGATCGTCGGCATCGCCTCAAGGGCCTCGACAAAGGCGATGTCGCCATGTTCAGAACCAACAAGGATCAACTGCAATTCCATCTCACGCAGACTGGCGGTTTCTGGACGGGCCCAACCAACAAGAAGCTGCGCATGCAGCTTGTTGACCCACAGCAGCAGGGTAGCGGCGGAAGCGGCGGCAGCCAGCAGAAAGGGCAGACGGCGCAGTACAAGAATAATTCCAAGAAGTATTTTGAGGCAACCAATGCAAGCCACAACCTGGTCCACGACCAGACGATCAACCACAAGAGCGGCTTGCACAGTTTTCAGCCGCCCGAGAGCGGTGGTTCCACCAGAGCCGGCAATCCGCTGGTTCAGATTTTCGGCGACAAGTTTACCCATGGTCTCGGTTACTTCATGCAACAGGTGACCGCTGCACCGCCGATATCGTCAATGCATCTATCGACCAAGGGTTATGTCGACAGCATCATCCAGGCGCTCGGCTTCAATATTCCATCAATTCCCTCGCTCCCGATGCCGCCGTTGCCGCCGGGAGTGACCTTGCCGCCGGGAGTGACCTTGCCTCCGGGAACGGTGCAATCAGCGCCAGGGGAACCGGATTCGACTACATGGGTCGATGCACTCTTCCGCAGGCTGGATGCTATCGAGGCGAGACTGGCCTCGCTCGAAGCGAGCCGCTGAAAATGGCAGCGAGTCCCGTTCCCGACATCAGGACTGTTCAGGCATTCAAGCCGCCGTATTACGCCGTCACCATCGATTGGGTGTTGCGCGACGACGGCACGCTCGACGATACGCAAGCCTTGGCGAGCGCGATCGTGGTTGCGCTGGGGACCAATTCGCTGGCCGACCTCAGCGAGGACTTGCCGGATCCCGATTCGAGCGACCGCTGCGGCTGGTGGGGCGATCTCGACGCCGACACGATCTGGAACGCTTGGCCGATCGGCTGCAAGCTGTGGCTGTTGCGGCGCTCGGCCATCGAGACCGTGGCGTCGCGCCGCGGCTCGACGGTGGCGCGGGTCATGGCCGCCATCGCCATAGCCATCCAGCCGTTCGTCGACAGCAAGACCTGCTCGCGGTTCGATGCCTCTGCCGAGCGTGTCGACCGGCAGCGCATCGATGCCAGGATCACAATCTACCGCGGGCCCAACACCGCGATCGACCTGCGCTATCAAATCCTCTGGGACGAGCAGCTGGGGTAAGCAATGCCGTGGCAAACGCCGACGCTCGCCGAGGTGCGCGGCCAGGTGCGCGACAGCATCCGCGCCAAGCTGCCCGGGAGCGACGCCACCGTTCCTAACAGCGTCTTGCGCGTCACCTCCGACGTGCAAGGCGGTCTTTGCCATTTGACGCTGCAATATGTCGATTGGCTGGCGCTGCAGCTCCTGCCCGATACCGCGGAGACCGAATGGCTCGACCGGCACGCCCAGATCTGGCTGGTCAATGCCGATGGCACCGTTGGCCGCAAGCAACCAACGCCGAGCCAGGGCAGCGTCACCGTCACCGGGATTCCCCTCAGCATCCTGCCGCTGGCGGCCGAGCTCACCGACGCGAACGGCGTCAATTATGAGACCATGCAGCAGATCACCATCGGCCCCGGCCCGACTCCGGTCACCGTGCGCGCGATCGATTACGGATCGCAGAGCAATCAACTGCCTGGCGCGATACTGTCGCTCACCAACCCGGTCGCCGGCGTCGACGGCGGCGCCACCGTGGTTACGCTCGACGGCGGCACCGACCAGGAAACCGACAGCGAGCTGCGCGCCCGCATCCTCAAGCGTATCCAGGAGCCGCCGATGGGCGGGGCGGCCTCCGACTACGAGTCCTGGGCGCTCGCGGTTCCCGGCGTCACCCGGGCCTGGGCTTCGCCGAACGAGATGGGCGCCGGCACCGTGACCGTGCGATTTCTCATGGACGACTTGCGCGCCGACGATGACGGCTGGCCACAGCCGCAGGATATCGTTGCCGTTGCCGATTACATCGACAAGATGCGGCCTGTCGCGGTCAAGGATTGTTATGTTGTCGCGCCCATCAAGCAATTCATCAACATCACAATCGCCAACCTGGTGCCTGACACCACCGAGGCGCAGGGCGAGATCGAGCAGAGCCTTCGCAACATGCTGTTCACCAAGGCCGCGCCCGGGCAAACCATCTTCGCTTCGTGGGTCAGCTACGCGATCATGAACGCGCCGAGCGTGCAATCATTCCAGCTGGTGACGGCTGCGGATTACGTGATGCCAGCGCCGGGCTACATGGCAGTCCTCGGCACAATCTACTTTCAGCCATCATGAGCGATCGACACGTTCGCAGAGCCGGCAGCGATTACCGGGAGGCTTTCCTCTCGCTGCTGCCTACCGGGCCGGCGTGGCCGAAGCACGCCATCGACAGCGTGCTGTGGATGACTTGCGACGGGCTCTGCGACTATTGGGGCTTCGTCGATGGCCGCGCCGCCGATCTTTTGGAGCGCGAGAGCGACCCGCGCCAGGCGATCGAGCTGCTGCCGGATTGGGAGCGTAATTGGGGGCTGCCTGATCCTTGCTATTCCTCGCCGCAGACGGTCGACCAAAGACACGCGGCGCTGATCGCGCGCATGACACTGCTGGGCGCGCAATCGCGACAGTTCTATATCGATTTCGCCGCCGCGCTCGGTTACTCGATCAGCATCTCGGAATATCGCCCGTTCATGGTCGGGCTCGATCGCTGCGGCGACAATCGGGTGTACGGCGACGGCACCAATCCGATGTTCTCCGACACATTCGTGCGCGGCTATCTGCCGGTCTACGACCCGGACGGCCAACGGGTGAAGAGCGGCGAGCTCTCAGAGTGGCCGAACTACGGGCTGGGGCCTCCCGAGAACAGATATTTCTGGACGGTGCATGTCCACCAGGCCGACTTGCATTGGTTCAGGTGCGCGTCCGGCCAGTGCGGTGTCGATCCGCATCTGCGCATCGGCCGGGCGCAAGACCTCGAGTGCATCCTGGCGCGGTGGAAGCCAGCTCACACCGAGATCATCTACGACTACACCAACTTGGCGAATCCAGGCGATCCTATGGAGGGAACTCCCTGATGCTCTACAACCAACCATATGGCGTGAGCGACCCGAACGCGGCCTACGTCAACGGCGACCCCACCACTTCCACGGCGGGGTCCATTCCGCCTGCAGCATCGATCGAGTTTCCGCAGCGCGAGATCGTCAACCTGATTGGCAATACCTCGATCGTCCCGAGCAACGCCGACCTGAACCAGCTCGCCAAGGCGATCCAGACCAGCCAGCTGATCTACGGCGTCGACGCCGGCACCGCCAACGCCTATCAGATCACAGCGAAGCCGAACCCGGGCATCCTCACGGCCGGCATGCTGTTCCTGGTCAAGATCGGCAATACCAACACGGGCGCCTCGGTGCTGAACGTCAACGCGATCGGGGCGGCGCCGATCGTGCATCACGACGGCACGCCACTGAAAGGCGGCGAGCTGGTCGTCGGCGCGCTGGAGATGTTTGCTTACAACGGCACGCAATTCGAGCTTGCGTGGTCGGGGATAGCGTCGGCGGCCGGGCCAGTCTATCTGACAAAAAACAACGATTATTATGTCGATGGCAATCTCGGCAATGACACCTACGACGGTCTGAGCGCGACTTTTTCCAACGGCATTCACGGACCGTTCAAGACGCTGCAGCACGCCGCCAATCAGATCCCGCTCTACAATCTGAACGGCTACAACGTCAACATCCACGTCGCGCCCTTCACCGGCTACAGCGCCGTGAGCTTTCAACGGATCAACGGCGTCGGGCAGGTAAACTGGATCGGGAGCCCGTCGAGCCCGACGAGCTGCCTGATAACGGGCGTCAATATCTCCGCTGTGAGCGCCCTCAGCACGTCCGGCACCTACCAGATGGACGGCTTCGCGCTGACGGCGTCCGGCGCCGCGCCAGGATCCGACATAGCCTGCATCGACGTCGTCGGTGCGACCAGCTTGTTGATCCTCGGCAACATTCAGTTCGGTCCGGCCGGCGGGGCGCATCTCGCCATCTCACAGGGCGCCCTGGTCAGCAACTTGACGCCAGCGACGTGGACGATCGCCGGCGGTCTGGTCGGCAGCCCATATAGCGATGGTACCGTGATCTTCACCTACTCTGGTGGCCGGTTCATCCAGAATGCGGGTGGCGGCGTGGCGTTGAACATCACGGGCGCCTACACGATAACCGGCTCGTTCTGCGAGGCAAACTTCAATGCCCTCGTGCAAATTCAATTCACGACGATCACCGGCCCGGCGCTGATCGGCAAGAAGTTCGCCGTCGATCAGAACTCGGAGATATCCACCGCAGGGGGCGGCATCAACTACTTCCCGGCGACCCTCGCAGGCACTCAAGGAGCGCATGGAGGGTACTACTCATGACCGGCATCCCCTCGCCTTTACGCACCGGCATGTTGTATCAGCCGCAGCAATGGTATTGGCTCGCGACCGACGGCCGGCTCTACTCCGGGCCGACGCAGACGACGGTCACGACCGCCGACTCGGGTTATCAAGCCTGGATCGCCGACGGCATTAAGGTGGCGACGCCCTGGCCGGTCGACGATGTCGGGGCCCAGACCACCGCGTCGCTCCAGGCCGTGCTGACGCCCTACGGCATGACCGTCCCATGAGCTACGACGTCGTCGTCGGCCAGGACACAGACGTCGTGATAAGCGGCGACGTTACGGTCGCCGCCGACTTCGCGGTCTCGGTCATTCAGGTCCCCGACCAAGGGCCGCCGGGGCCGCCCGGGACCTCCGGGAGCGACGGGGCTGACGGCAACACCATTCTCTACGGAACGAACGATCCGCTGCCCGGACTGGGCAACAACGGCGACACCTACATCAACTCGACGAGCCACTTCATCTTCGGTCCGAAGGTGGGCGGCAGCTGGCCGCCGGGCGTCTCGCTGGTCGGCCCGCAAGGCACAGCCGGAAACACCGTGCTCTACGGCACCGGCGCGCCAGCCAATACGCTCGGCGTCGATGGCGACTTCTACATCAACACCACGAGCCACTTCATCTACGGGCCGAAGGCGTCCGGCGCGTGGCCGGCCGGGACTTCGCTGATAGGTCCGCAGGGACCGATCGGTGCGACCGGCGTGGCCGGACCGCAGGGGCCGCAAGGCCCGGCAGGAGCCGGATCGGGTGACATGCTGGCGGCGAACAATCTGTCTGATCTGACTAATTTTGCGACGGCGCGGACCAACCTCGGCCTCGGGACCATGAGCGTGCAGAATGCCACCGCGGTCGCCATCACCGGTGGCACCATAGACGGGGTGGTACTCGACGGAGGTGTTTTTTAGAACGTTCCGCTTGTGCGTAACGCCTGTCACGTTAGGAGTGTTGAATGCCACACGCCAACCCCGCAAAAGCGGCTTTCGCAGCAGCCGAACGTCAACGGCGCTATCGCGGACGTCATCACTCCGATCCAGAACACAGGTATCGGCAGCATCGTGCCAATGCAGAGGCTCGCGATATCCCGTTTCTGCTGACGTTGCGCGAGCGTCTTTCAAAAACAGTAACCGGCCGTCGGAAGGTGATCATCGGCGGGCATGCGACATGGGTTTATCCCTGATGCCCGACACATTCCGCATCAAGCGGCGATCGACCGGGGGCGCTGGCGCACCAGCTACGCTCGCCTCGGCAGAAATAGCATTCAACGAAGTCGACAACACGCTCTGGTACGGCAAGGGAAACGCTGGCGGCAACATCGCCGCGACCGTCATCCCGATAGGAGGGCAGGGACTGGCGGCGAGCTCGCCGCCGCTGATGGACGGCGCCGCCGCAGCCGGCACCGGGACGACCTGGGCGCGGGGGGATCACAGACATCCGACCGACACCTCGCTGTTACCTCTTGCTGGCGGCACCATGACTGGTGCGCTGTACCTTTCCAGTTCTCAACCGACATTGGCATTGAATGCGCCGCTCGCTGGAGAGAACCGAGTCATCATCGGCTACACCAACAACGTCTATCGATGGCAGATAGTCCTTGGTGACAACGCAGGCGAAGGCGGCAGCAACGCAGGCAGTAATTTCATACTGCAGCGATACACTGATGCAGGCGCCTACGCGGGAGCGTCAATAACGATCAGTCGCGCCAACGGCAATCCGGTGCTCGTCGGCACGCCGACAAACGACAGCGCCCCTGCCGGCGCGGTCGGCGAGTTCATTGAGGCAGACGTCACCTCGGCTGTCGGGATCGCGAACGGTGTCTGGACGAACGTCACGGCGATCTCACTGAGCGCTGGCGACTGGGATGTGGAGGGGGCCGTCACTTACGGCGGACCTACTAACACTACAGTTTATACTCTGTACGCTTGCGTGTCACTAAATTCAGCCGATCCTTCGGGCATCCCGCCCTCGTGGCAAAGCTCGATGGCATATCCCGTCTCCGCCATATTCTCTTTCGGCTCGGCACTGGCATCGATCCGCGTCGGTCGCGCCCGAGTTTCTCTCGCCGCAGCGGCCACGGTCTATCTCCTCGGCTATGCCTATTTTAGCGTCTCTACGTGTTCGGTCAGCAGCGCCTTCATCAACGCGCGTCGGGTGCGGTAGATACCGATGGCCGTCGTCGACATCACCTGCTGGAACGACGCCGACTTCAATCGCGGCTTCGTCTACCAGACCACCGACACACCTCCGGTCCCGATCGATCTGACCGGCTACACGATGCAGATGGGCATCCGGTTCAACGCCGCCGACGTGGCGGAGGAAATGTTGCTTACGACAGCGCCGGGCGGCGGGCTCACCATCACCGACGCCGTCGCCGGCGCGTTCACCGTCCTGATCACGCAGGCGCAGCTGGTCGCGATGCAGCTGGGAACTTACGACCATTCCTTGATCATGATGAAGGGCGGCGGCAAGACGCGAATCTGGTCGGGGAGCTTGACGATCAATCCTGGGCCGAGTCGATGAGGGCAGCTCCTCGCGAACGTCGTCGAGCGAAGAGATGAATCCGCTGTTTGCTCTGACGTTGGTCGTGCTCACTGGCCCTGGTGGCCAGATCGTGAAGATCAACCCGGACGAGGTAGTTTCGCTCCGCGCTCCGCGCTCCACCGACCACATGCCGAAAACGATCCACTGCATCGTTTTCACCACCGACACAAAATTCATCGGAGTGGAGGAAACCTGTGACCAAGCAGGCGACAAGCTGCGGCATGCCAGGTTCGAGTGACGAGCTGCTTAAGCAGTGCATTGCAAAATAACCGCCGGTGGCGCAGTCTTTGAACATGCCAACGGTGGGTTCCAGGTTCCTCCCACCCGGCGACTTGGGCCCCGCTCACCGCGGGGCTTTTTTTGAAATGATGCAGGCGCAACTAGCGGTGCAGATCAACCAGGCGACGCCGCCGCGGCCGACCGGCGTCGGCGTGGTCGTCGCCGGCAAGGTGATCGCCGTCGTCAGTGTGGCCGAATGGCGCCGCATTGCCGTCAGCATCGACCGGCTCGAGGTCGCGGCCGAGCAGGCCGGCGAGTCGATTTCGGGGGCTTGATTATCGCAGGCAACGCTTGCAAGGTCTTGGGCGACGCTCTCGCTGCCATTTTCCTGCGAGGTGCTCGCCTATGAAAACAAATTGCCAGGGTCGAAAGCGCGGCGCGGGTTGCGTTCGCGCGAGCTTATCG